TTACGGTTTACCTGTTTCACCTGATGATGTTACACAATATTGGGTTGATTATGAAACAGCAGAATTTGATAATCCAGTATTTTGGTATATTGTTTTTGATGAAAGCATTGAACAAATATTAGGACAACCAACAACATTTGAAGTAACACCAACACCACCAATTGAATAATGGCACGCTACGCAAATAATGGTATATTCAATGTTAAGTATCCTACAAGGAGAAAGATACAACGCATTCTGCAGCAGATAATATCTGAGGATGGTGCTATTGATACAGGAGCTATGTATGACTCAGTGCGTATCAATGCTAAAATCCCTGCATTAGGTGAGCTTGAGATACAGATTATTGCAATGTATTATTTTGGGTTTCTTAATAATGGAACTATCTACATAACACCTTATGACTTCTGTGCAGAGTTATCCAGGAGATTAGATTCAGAAGGTATAACAACAGAAATATATTCTCAATATACTGAATGGATGGTTGAAAGGTATCCTATATTACAAGTGGCAAATATATTAGGGGATAAGCGTTCTATCATTTATACATTTGAGCCTATAGGTGGAGATTTCTCAGCTCCTCTATCATTCAGAGGTATGTTATAGATTAAGCTCTTTTTTCATTGACAGCATATTAAATGTAAGGATAAGAGGCAGGTCAGTGACTTGCTTAAACTTAGTCAAATCCTCATTACAAAGAGAGTAGAGTAGTCTCTCCCATCCCCATTTCACAGCAGACTTTTGCTCAGCTTGTGCCTTAGACTCATCGGATGTCATTGGTTTATTATCATCCTCCTCATCTCCATCCTCTTCATTAAAAAGTAAGTGATACTTATCCATGAAATCCTGTCTGAATGATAGGTACTCAGGTATGATACCATAGATATCATTGATACAGTACTCATCAAATAGTTCATGCCGGTCAAATGGATTGAACTCATAAGGCTCAAAGCTCAACTGACCCCACTCATTAGTGGTATGTTGCCTGTACATGATAGATGCTATATGACAAAGATGCTTAATATAGTCATTAGCAAAGAAATATTCTAAGTCAATGAACTCCCCACATGTCAGCTTAGATAGTGGCTTGACCTTCCATTGCTCAATGTCTCTCTTGTAGTTCTTAGATGGCTCAGAGTTAATGAATGTAATATCATTGAGCATATTACTAACCTCACTTACATCTAAGTCCTCAAGTTCATCTGAGCTCACTCCTGCAAGAGCTGAGAGTATCTCTATCTCTCTGGCAAATACCTCCTCAATAGAATATAACTCTCTTATCTCTTTAAACTGCAGGACATCAATCTCACTCCACGATTTCGGGAGCTTCATTTCTCTTGATTTCTTTAGACAGTTTTTGTCCAATTTCTACTAAGTAAGGAACTGCTAACTCTGACTTTAGCTCTCTTATCATTTTTGACTTATGCTTGATATGAGTAGTGTCATAGTGTTCAGATTTGCTTAGGTCATCTCTCTTGAATAAGATAGCTAACATCTCAGAGATGTATCCTTTATGCCTTGAGTTCATGACCTTCTCAATGTGCTTAGTGTCTCTCACTGATAGCTTGAACTCCTCACCTTCAAAGGCTGTGTACTTGTATCCATCAAGCTCAATAGTTGACTGTAGTTCTGGCTTACCTTTGATGTTGTTAAAATCCTTGACATAAGTTTTGAACTGTTCAATAGTGGTATGCTCAAAGTCATTCTCAGTAATACCAAACAACTCAAATACTTTAAGATGTTTCTCAATAGCATCTAAGTCCTGTTGTGCATGGATAGATGTGATATCCTCAAACTGTTGCACTGTTAACTCCTTCAATTGATTAGGAATTTCTTTGTCTAAAATTTTTACCATAGATTTTAATTTTTAACAAATATAACACTATTTACAATATAGGCATGGATAGACCTGTCTATAAGATAACTATTGACCCTGAGTACTCTGATGGGGAGGAGTTAGGTATTGAAATGATTGCCTTCACTGCCAAGCCTGCTATTAAGGTGAAGGGTATGGCATTCAATCAAGCTACTCCAATGACATTCAGTGATGATATTAAGATGAGAATTGTAGCACCTGCTATGATACCAATGTCAATCTATCGTAGAGATGAGGATGGCACTGAGTATGATGTGCTATTCACAGAGGAGGTCATTGAGTCTATTCATGCTAAGTTCATGCAGAACCTACAGAACAAAGATATCTTTAACTTAGAGCATGAGGCAGAGGAGAAAGTCCCTGCTTACATCCTTGAGGCTTGGATAGTTGAGAACCCTAAAAAGGACAAAGCATTCACTACCTATGGTATTGAAGTACCTAAGGGAACTCTAATGCTAACAAGTCAAGTAACTGATAAGGAGTACTATGATAGCCTTGTTGAGTCAGGTCAAGTAGGTTACTCTATTGAGGGATTCTTAGGACTTAAACTATCGGAATTATTAAAACTAAATACAATGAAGTTACCTGATGGAGAACACTTGATTGAGGATAAAATCTATGTCGTAAAAGACGGTGAGGTTATCGAGATTAAGGATGCACCTGCTGAAATGGCAGAAGAACAGATGGCAGAAGAGCCAGCTGTTGAGGAGGAAGCTGAGACTACAGTTGATGAGGCTGCAGAGGATGTACAAGAGGAAGAGGCAGATGCTGCCGCTGAGGATGTTGAGATGGCAGTTGACCCAACTACTGATGCTGAGGCTGTACTTGCAATAGTATCACCTGTGATTGAGGAGCAAGTTAATCAACTACTTGCTATCATAGCTGACCTTAAGAACCAAATGGAGGAGTACTTAGCTCCAAGAGATGAGGAGATTGAGGTTGAGGCTAAGAACCAAAAGATGAGCTCAAGAGAGCTATTTAAAGAATTTGTAAAATTTTCAAAAACCAAATAAAATGAACCGTAATTTAAAATTTAATTTAGAGGTTGAGACTAACGCATTATTGTGTGCCAACCCTGAGGAGTTCTACTCAAAAGCATATCTTCAATCAGAGGATATTGCATCTAACTTTCGCTCTTTACCGGGCATCAAGTCAAAGACAAAACTTGCTAATGTAACTTTTGGTAACATCTTACAAGCATCAACTTGTAACTTCTCCGCTCCTAATGATTCATTAGATGCAGTGGATATTGATGTATGTCCTTTGTCAGCTATGGCTCAGTTATGTCAGTTTGACTTAGAGCAATCATTCTTAGCATTGCAAATGGCAAAAGGATCTAATGGTGATTTCACTGTTGCATCTTTTATGTCATACTACTGGAATGAAATGGCATTGACTATCGGTCAAGATATCGAGTTGTTGAGATGGCAAGGTGATACAGAGTCTGAGGATGATTTATTGTCTTTGTGTAATGGATACTTGAAAGGACTTTGTGGAGATGTAGCAGTGAATGGATTGTATGCAGGTGCTATTGATACATCAAATGTACTTGACCAATTGAGTGCTGTACTTGCTCTTGCTCCTTCAACTATTAGCAGAAGAAAAACTGAGTTAAGATTTTATGTATCTACTAATGTAGCTAATGCTTATGAGCTTGCTGCTGCACAAGGTAACACTTTGACTTATGTTACTACTCCATTAGGTTTAACATTCTTAGGAATCAATGTAGTTGTGTGTGAAGGGATGCCAGATAACACTATCTTGTTGACTTTGAGAAATAACCTTATCTATGCATTTGATGCAGAGGGTGATGACAAAGCATTGAAAGCTGTTAACTTATCTGACACTGTAGCTGAGCCTTATTTGAGAACTCGTGCTAACATGAAAGTAGGATTCCATTATGTTAACCCTGCAGAGATAGTATTGTATAACGTATGTTTTGACTAATCTCTCCCTTATATATAACGGGGGTAGAAATGCCCCCTATTTTTAAACACTAAAAAAAAACTAAAATGAGCTGTGTAACTTTAGAAACAATTTTGAAAAGCTGCGACAACAACTCTGGAGGTATCTACCGATTTTTAGTTAATAGACAAGATCAAGTTGATGAGGCTAATATCACATTAGATGCTGCACCAAATGATTGGACTATTGACTCTTTACCTTTAATAGGTGGAGGTGATACATTCATTGAATTGGAGTTCAGAAGAAACGTATCCTCATACACTGAGGACTCAGCTATTGACTTAATCAATGGTTCTACCTATGTAACTGCAACTATAAACTTGATGTTCCACAGAAGAGACCAGGATAAGTCAAAAGCTATTAACATATTAGGAGCAGGCCAACAATACTTAGCAGGTATTGTACAGGATGCTAACGGAAAATATTGGTACTTCCCTTACTTGCAGTTATCTGCAACAGGTGAAGGATCTGGGACAGCTCGTGCAGATGGTAGTAAGTACAGCGTTACTTTGGTAGCGGAGAACCCTACTTTGGCTTATGAGGTTGACCCTGCTATTATTGCTGGACTCCTTTAATCTTGCCATAGATTATAAACTAAGAGCCTCACTTCGGTGGGGCTTTTTTAATAATTATTTCTTTGAGATACAATATAGGTATGATATATCTTGAGAAGGATACAGTTAACACCTTTGTGTTGACACTTACAGAGGTTACAACAATCTCTAATCCTTATTATTTATTTGAATTTGAGGATGAGTTTGACACTACAGCTAACCCTATCTATTGGCAGGGAGTTGATAGTTCATCATGGCCTTCAAGATATAACCTATTTACTATCGATGAGCCTACTGATATAGACTTTATTAAGGGACAATACAGATATAAAGTTTATGAGAGTCCTACTCCAACAGTTGATCCTACAGGATTGACTATGATAGAGGAGGGCCGCATGGTAGTG